ACGCTGAACCACTCGGCATCTACGGAAACCTCTTTGCTACACCACTTTCAGGCGTCCAAGACGGCGGTGATGATTATTTCCGCATCGACCGCTCCGCTGCCGCCAACGCTGCGCTCCGCTCAACCGGACGTTGTATTTCTGGTGGTGCCGGCACTGACCCTCGTGCCCCTGTGTCTTTGGACGCCCTCCAAAGCACTATGGACGCCGTGCTTGTAGAAGCAGGTGTGGAACCAAACTACTTGTTTATCCACCCCTCAATGCGTAGTGAATACACAGCACTACTCGTTGCTACAAGCGGTCAGTTATTCACAATGACCGACAGCGCCAAGAACGGCGATGGTGGTTTCACCTCGCTCGGTTTCAACGGCATTCCACTCAAAACCAGTCGCCACATCGACCGAGGTTTGGTTGTAATGCTAAAAACCGATAGTTGGAAGATTACCGAACTGGAAAGCAAAGGTTTTGCTGACCTCGACGGAAATGTTCTTTCCCGCACGCTCAACAGAGATGCTTACGAGGGTTACTACCGCTGGTATTACAACCTCGTTTGTATGCGTCCCAACGCCAATGCGGTTCTAACCGGTTTAGATTTCCCTGCCTAAACATTAGTTTAGCACTAAACCTTGGGGGTCTGGGTTTTTTCCCAGACCCCCTTTTTTTGTAAGTAAAGGAGGCAAAATGTTAGAGTTAGTTTTATTTTTCACAGCAACAAATCTTTTTACACTAAACGCACTATTGGGTGTTTTTTTAGTAGAAAAATGGAATAAAATAAAAGAAGAGCAGGAAACAAAAAATAAGTTTTCTGTTGTCTCACCTGACGACATTATTAGACATTACGAGGAGAACTACTAATGAGAAGCGAAGCAGCAAAAAGAATGATGGAACGTTATGGTTCCAAACCAAAAAGCGGTGGTGGTTCTGGGATAATAGGACCTGTGCTGACGACCGCCGGTGCTGCTATTGGTGCTTACTTGGGTGGTCCAGCAGGCGCACAGGTAGGCGCAGGCGTAGGAACAGAACTGGGAAAACTTACAGCAACAGGCGAACAAGCAGAGGAAAATAAAGACAAAGACGGAATGGGCGCTATTATGAAAGGTTTGGAAGGACTTGCCGACGCAGATAAAAAGAAAAAACTTATGGAAATGATGAAGGCAGGTAAGATTTCACCAGAACAAGCAACCGCCGCCGCAAAAGGAATGAGCGCATAATGATAAAAGACAAGGACATAAAAAGGTTGTTGGACGACAGCAACAACTCTAAACAAATCATTACCCGCATTTGGGACTTATGCTTACATTATTTAGAAGGAAGACAACACCTCGTTTATGACCGGTCTATGTCTAACTATGTTGTAGGTAGAGAACTACAAGGTAATAGACAAAGAGCAACAATCAACTTACTCCTAAACCTTTACAGAAACATTATTTCACGCCTTACAATAAACTACCCTTCTGTTGCTGTTCTTCCAGCATCTCCTACACCAGACGACATAGTAAAAGCAAAGAGCAGCGAAACTGCCCTACATTACTACTGGAACAGCGCAGATTGTAAGCAACTATTAGAGAAAGCGATAAAATGGTTAGTGTCCTGCGGTAATGTTGGTCTAAACACTTATTACGACCCAGATAAAGAGTGTGTAATGACGGAGGTTATTTCACCTTACGACATTTTCTTTGAGAAGGGTGCTATTGATTACAACGACAGCAGATTTGTTGCTATTCGTCGTTTTCACGTTAGAGAAGAACTTGCTGAAATGTTCCCAGAACATAAAGAATACATTATGAAGGCACCTTCTTACACACAGCAAGACCAAACAAGCGACTATGGTTACACAGCACAAAACCACTCTGTTCCACAAGGACGCTTGGAAACTTATGACTTTTACGACAAACACGGCGAACTACGCATTTGTCTAAATGATAAAGTCCTTTTCAAAACAAAAACACCAAAAGGCATTATGCCCTTCCAGCACATTCGCTACACAGACGTTCCTAACCGCATTTGGGGTCTTGGGTTGCTGGAACCACTTATCGAACTACAAACGCTCTACAACACAGCGAGAGCGCAAATAATAAAGAACGTAGAACTTATGTCTAACCCAAAGTGGTTAGTGCCTAAAACAGCAGGCGTCAATCCAAACGCTATTACAAACAGAGCAGGCGAAAAGATTTTCTACAACCCTGCTGGTGGAACACCACAGCAAATCCCTATGGCGGGACTACCTGCTTATGTTATTCAAAACATTCAGCAAATAAGCGAAGAAATGAAAGACGTAGCAGGCATTCACTCTGTTTCACTTGGACGCAGACAAGTCGGCGTAACCTCTGGTAAAGGCATAGAAGCACTTGCTACACAAGACATTTCACAACTACAAATAACACAGCAGCAAATAGAAGACGCTGTAAAGCAAATGGCGAAAGTTGTTTTGGTAATGATGAAGACTTATTACAAAGAAGCAAAGTTCGTAAGAATGCTTGACCGAACTGGTAAAGTTATTTTCAAACAACTACGAGACACAGACATAGTAGATGACCCTGAAATCTTTATTGAGGCAGGTTCTATGTTTAGAGCAGAAGCAGACGACAAGGACGCACGCATAGTTCAGATGCTCCAACTTGGTCTAATAGACAAAGAAACAGCACTAAAAGAAATGACTTTTAGAACTGGTAATGCTTATGCCTTGGAGGAAATGGAAGACCTCGCACACGCAGAAGAAATCCTTGCCGCAGTCGCAGACGGACAGCAAGTAGAAATCTTTGCTACGGACAACCTTGACGCCTTTATGGAGGTGTTTAGCAACTACATAAAGAGCGACGATTTCTATTCTAAACCACTGGAAAGACAAGAATACATTAGAGACGTTTTCCACGCTATTATTGATAAGAAAATGGGCGGTCAAACAAACATTATGAGAGACGACAAGGTTTATCCACGTCAGGTAAATAACCAAGAACAACTCGCAGAAAACGTAGTCCAACTCAACTCACCAGAAGCAAGAATGGCGCAACTCAACCAAGGTTTAGATTTAGCAGACCAACAAGCAGAACTAAACTCTTTACAGCGAGACGAAGCAACATTTACCCGTGATGCTATGGGTGGAGGGGAAACTATCTAAATGAATACAACAGAACTACGAGAGGTTTTTAGAGACTTTATTGACGAAAGCGACACAACCTTTTTTAGCAATGCTGACGTAGCACGCTATTTGAGTTTGGGTTACGACCAGTTCCGCAGTAGAGTTTGCGAACACGACCTTTCTATTTACAAAGTTAGGACAAGTTTTACGCCTACTACACCCGAGTTTGACTTGGCGACACAAGACATCACAGACAGCGCAGGCAACCCACAAAGAGCGTTAGGTTCTGCTGCTACTGCTGGTTTTCGTCTTTACAAGATTGTTCGTCTTTATTTTCAGTCGGCAGGTTCTACTTTCCCCGGTCAGTTTCTAAAACCTGTAAGTAGCAGAGAACAAGTTTATTCACCTGACTATCTTACAAGTAAGTTTTGTTTAGAAGGAACAGAGTTTATTTTCGCAGCGCAGTTTGGAGGCACTTTGACTTTTGAGTATGTGCCTTACCATAATGTAGATTTTGCTGCTGCCGCAGCGTTTATTGACGACTTGGGGCAGTTCCACGACCTTATTGCTCTTTATGCTGCTCGTTATTATGCTATTGCCGATGTTGGTGTAAATAGCGCATTAGAAAGAAAAATAGCATTTAGAGAAAAGCAGTTAGAAGATTACCTAACGTCAGGTCGCCAAGCGACAGCAAACCTTTATGTAACTTACACTAACCCAGACTTTATTACATAGGAGGCGTCATAAATGGCGGTAAAAGGAACAGAAATAGAAATCCTAAAAAGTGGAATGGATTATTCCACATTAGACAAAAAGTCTGCGTGGTTACAGAACTTACAAGTAAAACAAGGTTCTTTATGGGTTCGCAAGGGTTTCGGACAACTACACCAAATAGACACCACACTAAAAACAGGCACAAACTCTAAAACTTGGAACGAAAAAAATGTTGGAGCAACACAACATTTAGGAACTCATTATGTAAAAACTGCTTTTGGAAACGAGCAGTTCCTTACACTAACCAAAACAGACTGCTACACAGCAAACATTAGAACCGACAATAACTATGCGGCAGGCGACACCTCACACGAAGGAACACCTTGGAATAACGGGTTAGTTGGTTCAGGCGACTTTATTAGAACTTACACTCTTCACATTTACGACAAGACGCTCGATAAGAGTTGGGAAGAGGTTATTTACAAAAAGTCTTCACAGGAAATCCCAGAGGACTTACTAAACCTAAATAAAGTTTATCCCCATTACCAAACAATAGAAGACGACGAGCGTGGAATAGACAACACACGCTACATTAGTGCTGACGATGACGCTGACGAGGTTGCTTTATTTACAGACATAGGAAACGCCGTTGTCTTTGGCGCACAGGGTTTAGGACTACACATTTACAACCCAGTCGTTTTCAACGAAAGACAAGACACAGCACACAACCGCTTTTATGACTGGAACACTTATGAGGGCAAAGGTGAAGCGTCTTATGTTATTCCTTTCAAACTAACTGACTTGTCTTCCCTTGACGGGTTTGACTACTTATTAGAAGGCGAAATCCAAAACGTTTCTGCTATTTCTCTTTTTAGAAACAGACTTGCTATTGCTGCTGGTAAGCGCATTTATTTTACAAATGAGTTTAGTGAAGACAAGTTATTTGCTTTTACAGCAATCCAAACAGACAACTTTGTTGAGATTGACGCACCAGAACCTATTGTAGCAATAAAAGGTTTCAAGCAGTTCTTATGGGTTTTTACAGACAATAACACCTACATTTACAACTCACCTAACCCAGACACAAATGTCGGGCAACTTTCAGGTGGAGTTTTTGTAAATCTTTCTACTACTACTGGTTGTCTAAATAACCGCTCATTAGTAGAAACACAAAATAGTTTTATTTGGTGTGATAAAAATGGCGTTTATGCTACAAGCGGGACTGCTACTTTCCAAAAAATAAGCGATAGAATAGACCCATTTTTCAGGGACTTTATTACCAACCCTCTTACAAACTTTTTTACTTTGTCTGGCGTCAGCGACGACACACTACCACAACCACGAATGGTTTATGACTTTGCTGAAAGAGAACAACGCAGAGGCGTAAAACTTGATTACAACCCTAACACTTTTGAGGTGTTTATGTCTATTCCTTACTATGGAATAACTTGGGTTTTCAAAGAAGGGAACTGGTTTATTTGGTCTTTTGAGAGTGTAAGAGACCCACTACGCTCTCCTACTGATGTTGCTAAAACAGAGAACCTACAAAACACAGAAATAGTTGTAGGTGGTTCTACTACTTATGTAGTTGGTTGTTTTGACGACAAGTTAGTCCAAAATCAAACTTACATTCAGGGTTACAGAACAGACGGAACAGAGTGTATTTATGACGGAACTTACAAGGTTTCTTCTTATTACCTCTGTGAGTTAGGCAGAGGTGGAGCAGCAGACCGCTCTGTTGGTTCAGCAACTTACAAAGGTTCAGGCACAAACGAAGACACACGCTTCCGTTCTGGTGAGTGGGTCGCAGACGAAAGCAACACAGGCAACGAAATAACCGACCTTGGTTCTACAAAGGGCGTTTGGTATTTCGGCAAACCAGTTCGTAGAAACCCTTTTAGAACATCTGACTTTCCTGCTAATGACGGATTTGACCCACAAGAACCGGTTTATTTAGTTCCTGTTTATTACAAACTACCTGCCGACATAAAACCAGAAACAATAGACGAGTTGTCCCTTCGTGTTTATTACGACAACTCAAAATGGAAACCTCTTATTGAGAACAACGGAAATGCTACACCAGCGATTATTTTTGAGGAAGGTGTTGCTGCTTCTTTATTTTACGGAACCGCCAACGCCACACAAATAAGAGTTTTAGACCAAGCAAACGCCCCTAAC